AAAAGATGTCCACTTATATAAGCCTATATATATAAATATCTTTATCTTTAATTATATATATACATTGTGGACTGAAGTGGACAGGACTTATATATCATAAGGGTTAGCGGTCGCCCATTGGTGTTCCACTACTGCAAAACTAGGTGATTTTGTCGGACTACTGTATATAACAACAGTCCGACCCTCGGTAATTAAACTCTCGCTTTCTCCCATTCCCTTTTATGTGTGCTTGCAAGCTGATAGGTGGTCATCATGAGCCATTCGCCACCGAGTTGATAGCTAGACCTCATCTGTTCCCATGCACGCTTGGCGGTGTTATACGAGAGGAATGGTTGGGGTTCTTTCTTAGCATTACGCTTGAACTCGATTACTATTCCGTCACGCTTGTGAACTACATACCAGTTGTTGCTGTTGCGTAGTGTTTTGTTTTTCATTTGTATTGCTCCTTAGTTGGTTGATGGTCTTTACATTGGTTATAGTGGTTGCGGATAATGTCTAGCACTTCCGCTTCTGTGTAGCCCATATCGTCTGCTATTGACGCTATGTCATACCCTCTTTGAAACTTACTGCATATTAGTTGTATGTTGGTCATGCTTGGTTGCTCCTTAGATTAGACAGATAAACAAACTGCGTGGAAGCCTCGCACTCCCACGCTTTCCTAACTTCTTTGTAAAACTTACTTGGCATAAGCTAGCTCAACTGCTTTGAGAGCCTGTGCCTTAGTTAAACCCCAAGCCTTGATTACCTTTGCCTTTGCTTTGATAGGGTCAGGCTTCTTAGGTGTGGGGGACTTCCCCACAGTTTTCTTGGTTGTGATTGGCAAGTAGTAGCGAAGCATATCCCTAGCTTGCTTCTCCGCTTGTGAGCCATGTGCATCAAAGCCCATGCAACCCTTGTTGATACCTTGCTCCATCAACTTAGGAACTACTTTCTTCTTTGTACCAATCAGGTACGCAAGTGCGTTACGGAACTCATCTTGCTGTGCAACCTTTGCTTTGTTAAACACAGGCAAGAACTTTGCCATTGCATCACCGAGGTTAAAGCCTGACTCTATGTGTTGCTCTACTGCATTGAGGTATGAATGAAACTGTTTCATGATGTAATGCCTTTCGTTGTGTATCGGCTTGGCACAATGCCTTACTCGATACCTCTATTATACCAAATGGGCTACTATGGCTAGTAGCGTTTAGCCTATTCTGACCCCACTATCCCCCCACCAAGCCAACTATGCCGAGCCATGCCCACTGCGCCCATACACTGTTTCGCTGGCGCAAACCAAAAAATGTCAAAATTTTGTAAAAAAATTAAGGAGTTACGTGTCAAAAGTGCATGAAACTTTAATAAAAACAAAGCGCCAAATGGTACCTAAAGGTACCAAAAGGGAACCTAAGAAAAGTTTCCCGAACGGGAAGAATGTAAGAAAAAGTGTAATAAATTACACAAAAATTCCCGAACGGGAAATGTTGCACTGCACCATAATGTTTCGTATAATATACAAACCGGGGGTAAACCCTAACAACCTAAAGGAAACAATATGTATACCGAATTTGAAAAACAGTACAAAGAAGCAATTGAGAAGTTTGAAGTTATCACCAGCCAGACTAAACAGGCTTATGAGTTTTGGTACAACTGCGTACTAGATACTTGGAAAGACTTGTATAGCGGCAAAAAGTCTAAGTAAAATACGCGAGGGGGTAGTCAAGCCGACGTAGAAGGATGTTATGTGTATATTTTTTCGGCTTTCCTATACACGTATGCGCTAACCTGTATACAAAACGACTAAATTCTTACCCCCACAAATAAAAAAACCCCCGGGCGTTTTAAGTCCGGGGGTTAACCTCACACCGATGGCACAACGAAAGGAGAAGTAAAACCACCGGTAGATGAAGTATACCCAAAAAACAAAAATAGTAGTACAATCAAACCCAATCGTGAACCCATCCACGCAACCAAAGGGATACAGACTTGCTACTAGACCATCTAGTTTCAGCAAAAGCAGCCGACTACGCTCCGGAAACACTACCGGACGAGACCCTTTTCGTCCCCATTAAAGACGCCAGCGTAAAAGAAACTATCGACGCTCAAGTAAACACGGCGGATTGGCTTAAAAGCATTACCGATGAAGACGACGAGCTACTAGACAGAGCCCAAGAACAACGAGTAGGCGAAGCCTTTGGCGCATTAATCACGCAAAACCCTGATGCAAAAGAGAAATTTTTAGAATTAGAACTGCCTGAAGAAGTAAAAAGCGCCGTATCTATGGTAACGGCCTATCAATGGAAGTTTGTAGAACAGGCCCAAGAGCTACGTAGTATGAGCGTAGCCAAGATAGTAAAAGAAACCGAACACCCAGATGCTCGGATAAGGTTAAAGGCGTTGGAGTTGCTGGGTAAAGTGACAGAAGTCGCCTTGTTTACCGACCGGGTAGAAGTTAAAAAGACTGAAATGAGCGACGCGGACCTAGAAGCGCAGATTAAGAAAAAGCTAGAAAGATACATGGGCGTAGTAGACGTGGCCGAGGTTGAAGAAATTGAAGTAGTAGAAAAAGTCATTAAAGCCAAGGGCCAAGACAGAGAATGAGTTTAGATTTTTTAACTCCAGAAGAAGCCATGGCCGCTAAAAAAGCGCTCAAGGATATGACAACGGAAGAAAAGATTGCGTTTTTAGAAGAGCTTGATGAGAAAGACAGACGCCACAAACTAAAGACCGCCCAGAACAATCCTATAGATTTTGCTAAATACGTGTACCCCGGTTTTAAAGTGGGGCCTCATCATAAAAAGCTGGCTAGAATATTTGAAGATGTTATTGCAGGTAAGAAAAAAAGAGTCATCATCAACATTGCACCAAGGATGGGCAAATCAGAATTTAGCAGTTACTTGTTTCCGGCATACTTTCTAGGTAAATACCCTGATAAAAAAATCATTATGGCAACGCACACTGCGGGTTTGTCAGAAGATTTTGGACGACGGGTACGAAACTTAATTGAAAGCGAAGAATATCATGAAGTATTTCCTAGCACTCTTGTCGCTGATGACCAAAAAGCAGCAGGAAAATGGTCTACTGGCGCTGGTGGTCAGTACTATGCTGTTGGTGTCGGAGGCGCTCTCGCCGGTCGAGGCGCTGACTTGTTTGTTATTGACGACCCTCATTCTGAACAAGATATAAAAGCTAACAGCCGGGCTACGTTTGATAATGCGTGGTCTTGGTTTCAAACTGGACCGCTACAGCGTTTAATGCCGGGGGGTGCGATCATAGTCATTATGACTAGGTGGAGTTTGGTCGATCTAACAGGTCGGTTGGTGAACTTCACTATGCAGAACCCAGAAGCAGAACCTTGGGAAATAGTAGAGTTACCGGCAATCATGCCTAACGGCAAAAGTTTGTGGCCAGAGCAATGGCCTCTAGAACAGCTAGAAGCAAAACGTCTTCAGATGGACCCGCGGTATTGGAACGCCCAGTACATGCAAAACCCCACAGGAGATACCAGCGCTTTAATAAAACGAAGCGACTGGAGAATCTGGGAAGCGGAAGACCCGCCAACGGTAGAGTATGTGATTCAGAGCTGGGATACGGCGTTTGAAACAAAAACCACATCTGACTACAGCGCATGCACAACATGGGGTGTTTGGTATAACGAGGAAGAAAATAACGCTCCGCAGCTTATACTGCTCGATGCTTTCAAAGACCGGATGACATTCCCAGAGCTAAAAGCCACAGCGCTTAAACACTACAACGAGTGGAAGCCAGACGCGTTCATTGTGGAGAAAAAGGCTAGTGGAGGACCGTTAATTCAAGAACTTAGACGCATGGGTATACCTGTACAAGAAACAAACCCATCTAGGGGCAACGATAAGATTGCCCGCGTAAACGCCATAACGGACTTGTTTGCCTCCGGGATTGTATGGGCTCCAGATAGGCGGTGGGCCAAAGACGTGATAGAAGAAGTAGCCGCGTTTCCTGTTGGTGAGCACGATGACTATGTGGATACGGTATCACAAGCACTAATGCGGTATAGAAATGGCGGTTTTGTTAGTTTAGACAGCGATGAGCGTGACGAGCCATCATATTTGTACCGCCGTAGGGCGGCGTATTATTAAAAAGGAGAAGTAGAAAGATGCTAAATAACTTTTTTTGGATATATCCGGGCGTTATTGCTAGCCCTTTGTGTGATTACATGGTCAAATCTGCGCCGTGGCAGGATAAATACGCAGCAGAGTTATCGAAAGATAATGAAAACTTGTTTACCGACGATGAAATAAGAAAGACTGAGGTTACTTTTACCTCTCCCTACACACCGCTGGGCTGCATGATGCAGACTTACACCACACTTGCTAACAAAGAAGCGGGTTGGAACTTTGATATAACGCAATTTGAAAAGATTCAGTTAGGCAAATATACAGAACAGGGGCATTATGATTGGCATATTGACAGTTTTGTTCCCGATAAACACAATATTCAGCGTAAACTATCAGCTGTAGCGTTTTTAAGTGACCCAAACACCTATGAAGGCGGCGTATTTGAATTTAAAATAGCACCAATACCGGAGAAAATGCCAAAAGGTACAATTATTGTCTTTCCTTCGGTCTTGGAACACAGAGTAACATCCGTAGATGACGGTGTACGATACACGGCAGCGAGCTGGGCTTCAGGTCCAGCTTTTAGATAGGACAAATTATGGCAATAGATAAGGGTTTATACCAAGCACCTAAAGGTTTAGAAAAATTGACGCAAGGCCAAGCACCTGACATTGAAATTGAGATTGAAGGCGACGATGGGTTTGAGTTAGAGATTCAAGACATGGAAGAAGTCGACGGTAGCGAAGAATTCAACAAGAATTTAGCTGAAGAAATGGACGAAGGCGACATTTCGTCTTTAGCGTCTGAAATATCTGGCGATGTTGATAACGATATTGCTGCTCGCAAAGATTGGGAGCAGATGTACAAAGACGGTATTACCCTACTTGGTTTGAAATTTGAAGAACGAGTAGAACCATGGGATGGCGCTTGTGGTGTATTCCATCCGATGATTACTGAAGCGGTTGTACGTTTCCAAGCAGAAGCAATTATGGAAACTTTTCCAGCTAAAGGCCCGGTTAGGACGCAAATTGTCGGCAAAGAAACCCGCGAAAAAGTAGAAGCAGCGCAACGTGTAGAGATGGACATGAATTACCAGCTCACAGAAAAAATGCCTGAGTTTAGAAACGAGCACGAGCGGATGTTGTGGAATTTGCCAAGCGCAGGTTCAGCATTTAAAAAAGTTTATTTTGACCCAAACATTGGTCGCCAGATTTCTATTTTTATTCCTGCAGAAGATATTATTCTGCCTTACGGCGCTAGTGAAATTGCATCATGCCACCGTGTTACACACCGCATGCGCAAGACTAAACAAGAATTAATTAAATTACAAAAAGCAGGGTTTTATAAAGACGTTGAACTTGGCGAACCACAAAAGTTTCGTACTGAGATTCAAGAGAAAAAAGACAAAGAGACAGGATTCTCTGCATCTTATGATGACCGGTTTGAGTTGTATGAAGCACACATTGACCTAGACTTACCCGGTTTTGAAGACAAAGACGACAGCGGTGAGATGACAGGTATTGCTTTGCCGTATGTTGTAACTATGGTGAGAGGCACAAATGAAATTATTGCAATTCGTAGAAACTGGAAAGAAGAAGACCCTCTTCGCCTTAAACGCCAGCATTTCGTTCATTACCAGTATATCCCCGGATATGGCGCTTATGGTTTTGGTTTGTTTCATCTTATTGGTGGATTTGCTAAATCCGCTACTTCTATTCTCAGACAATTGGTTGATGCGGGTACTCTTTCCAATTTACCGGGTGGACTGAAGTCTAGAGGACTGCGCATTAAAGGTGATGATACTCCAATTGCACCGGGTGAATTTAGAGATGTTGATGTTGGTAGCGGCACAATTCGTGATAACATTCTCCCATTGCCCTACAAAGAACCAAGCGCAGTATTAGCTGGTTTAATGGACAAGATCATTGAAGAAGGTCGTCGCTTTGCAGCAACTTCGGACATGCAGATTTCTGATATGAGCGCTAACGCGCCTGTTGGTACAACGCTTGCAATTCTGGAAAGAACCTTGAAGGTGATGTCTGCCGTTCAAGCTCGAGTCCACTATGCCTTAAGACAAGAACTCAAGCTGCTTGCAGGTATTATCAGAGATTACACTGACGATGACTACAACTACGAACCAGAAAGCGGCGACTTCCAAGTTAAAAAGTCCGATTACAGTCATGTGGACGTGTTGCCTGTATCCGATCCTAATGCGGCCACCCTTTCTCAGAGAGTGGTACAGTACCAAGCCGTTATCCAGTTGGCGCAGAGTGCCCCCCAGATATACAACTTACCCGAACTCCACAGGCAGATGCTTGACGTTCTTGGAATTAAAAACGCCGACAAACTGGTGCCTTTGGAGACCGATCAAAAGCCAAAAGACCCTGTAAGCGAGAACATGAACGCGCTAAAGGGCAAACCGCTCAAAGCGTTTATCTATCAAGACCACGAAGCACATATCAAAGTGCATCAGATGGCAATGCAAGACCCATTAATTCAACAAATGATTGGGCAAAACCCACAAGCGCAGGCAATTCAAGGGGCTATGATGGCGCATATTGCCGAACACTTGGGCTACGCATATCGAAACAAGATTGAGCAAGCCATGGGCGCAGCATTACCTGCACCAGACAAAGAGATGCCAGAAGATATGGAAATTCAGATTTCTCAACTTATTGCAGAAGCGGCACCGCAAGTATTGGCGCAATCTCAATCAGTTGTTGCCCAACAACAGTCTCAACAAAACCAACAAGACCCAGTTATGCAAGCTCAGCTTATTGACCAGCAAGTTAAACAGGGTGAATTGCAACGCAAAGTGGCAAAAGATAAAGCTGATGAACAATTTAGGCAACAAGAATTGGCTCTCAAAGCACAAGAACAGCAAGCCAAGAAAGTTCAGGCAGGAGTGGATGTTGCTACAAACTTTATTGACAAACAGCAACAGCATCAAAACGCTAAGCGCCAGACAGTTACACAAGGCGCATTGAGCTTAGCGCAACTGGCACAACAAGCCAAAGAACATAAAGTGGATACTGCTTTAGATATGTACAAACACCACACACAACCACCCAAAGGAGGTAGCGAAGAGTGATCGACCTACTAACGGCTGATTTCATAGCCGCAATGCGTAACAAGTTGCGCACAGATATGAATAATTACACTGACGATTTGGCAAACGGGCAGTGCACAAGTTTTGAGCAGTACAAAGAGCTCTGCGGCGTGATTCGAGGCCTAGCGTTTGCAGAGCGCCACTTACTTGACCTCGCTGAGCATATACAGAAAGAAGAAAACGATGAGTGATACCATCGCACTACCGTCAGAGGGGCTTATCCTTCCGCCGGGCGTAGTACCAACAAGAGCCAATGCTCCAACTGAAGAAGAGTTGACAGCCATGGATGACGTAGAAAAAGCAACGCAAATGCCTCAACCATCAGGACATAAGATTCTATGTGCTTTGGTAGATGCAACAGATCAATTCGATAGCGGAATTCTTAAAGCGGATGAAACAAAAATGATTGAGGAACTAACGTCCCCGGTTTTGTTTGTTGTTCGTTTAGGTACTTCAGCGTATAAAGATAAAGATCGTTTTCCAGATGGGCCTTGGTGCCGAGAAGGAGATTTTGTTCTTACACGTCCGTATACCGGCACTCGAATTAAAATTCACGGAAAAGAGTTTCGCATTATCAACGATGACCAAGTCGACGGTACTGTGCTCGATCCCCGTGGCATTTCACGCGTTTAACTAAGGAGCTACCATGGCTGACAATTTTAAATTTCCGGATGAAGATGATTCTTTTAACGCAATACCGGAAGAAAAAGAAGAATTACATGTAACAGCAGAAGGTGATGATGAAGCTGAGCTAATCATTGAAGACGACACACCCGAGCGCGACCGCAAGGCACAACCGCTTAATCGTGAAGTAGAAGACCCTTCAGAAGAAGAAATTGAAGGGTACACTAAAGGCGTTCAAGCTAGGATTAAAGAGCTTACTCACGCCCGTCACGATGAACGCCGCGCAAAAGAAGCAGCAGAACGAGAACGCGCAGAAGCTTTAAGGCTAGCACAACAGGCTATTGAAGAAAACAAAAAACTGAAGCAGTACGTTCAGACTGGCGAGACTTCATACCAAGAAATGTTGCATAAAGCCGCTGACAGCGAGATGGATGTTGCCCGTCGTAAACTGAAAGAAGCGCAGGAATCTTATGATACTGACGCCATCATTGAGGCAAACGAAGCTTTGACCACTGCAATGTTTAAGAGAGAGGCTGCGAAAAATTTTAGGCCTACCCCTTTACAAACAGATGAAAAGGATGTAACAATACAACCATCGGTACAAGATATCCCACGACCTGACGAAAAAACCTTGCGCTGGCAAGCCAAAAACCAGTGGTTCGGTAGCCCGGGATATGAAGAAATGACTGCCTTCGCGCTTGGACTGCACCAAAAACTAGTCGCCACGGGTACTGACCCGCGTAGTGAAGAATATTTCGAGCGCATTGATGCTCGCTTAAAGACGGTGTTTCCTGATGTATTTGAGGATTCGACACCTAGCCGTAAGCAAACGGAACCTGCTAAAAAACCAGCAACAGTGGTAGCTTCAGCGTCCCGGACTTCGGGAGCTAAAAAAACCGTCAAGTTAACTTTAACGCAAGCCGCGTTAGCAGATAAACTTGGTATCCCCCGCGAATTGTATGCTCAAGAATTTTTAAAACAGGAGGCCCGCAATGGCTAATAGTCGTACACCACGTGATATTGACACACGCGAAAAAAGTCAAACTCGTGCAGTTTATCAACCTGCAGCAACTTTACCTACCCCAACGCCACAAAATGGCTATATGTTCCATTGGGTAGCTACTCATGTAAATGGGCAAGCTGTTCCAACAAACGTGTCACAAAAGTTCCGTGACGGTTACGAGCCTTGCAAGGCGGCGGACCACCCAGAACTAATGTTGCCGGGAAATGCGGAAGGTAATATTGAAGTGGGCGGACTAATGCTTTGCAAGATTCTTGAAGAAAAGTATCATGCACGAAAAGAGTATTATGAAAAACAGTCTCAAGACCAAATGAACTCGGTGGATAACCATTTCATGCGGAACAATGATGCCCGTATGCCGTTGTTTTCAGAGCGTAAAAGTTCTGTCAGCCGTGGTAGCGGGTTTGGAAATGGATCAAAATAATTTAGGAGGCTTTAAATGGCTACAGTATCCAGTCCTTATGGACTAAAGCCGATCAGCCTGATCGGTGGTCAGTCTTTTACTGGCGGCACAATCCGCGAGTATCAACTGACTTATAACAACACAGCACCAATTTTTAATGGTGATTTAGTAGCACTAGGCACAACCAGCAACACACCCGGCCAACCTACCGTTGTTACAGCAACTCCAACAACTAGTTCTACTGGTATTGCTGGTGTTTGCGTAGGCGTACGCTATCAATTAGCAAGTCAACAATTGGGCTATCCTTTGTATGCTCAGTATTTGCCAGCTAATGCGATCACTGCAGGCTATACAAACGTGTTTATCCGTGTAATCGAAGACCCAGATCAGTTGTATCAAGTACAAGCTGCTGGTTCTGTAACTTATACCTCTATCGGTAAGACTGCTGCTTTAGGCAACTTTACTGG